ATGGAATTTGTACCATTTGCACCAGGGAGCAACTATATTTTACCAAGAGAGAACATATTAAAACATTCCAAGAAATTTTATGAATTATTAAGGTCGTATTTAGAATGGGATAGATACCCTGGGGAAGCGCAAATAATGGAGCGGGGTTTATATACTTTATGGAACATACAAGACTACCAGAAACAGAATTAAATATTTTGAGACAATTAAAGGGAATTAAAGTGATATTTGATGTTGGAGCGCGAATCGATACAGATTATTTTGAAATGTGGCCACAAGCCGAGTTTCATTTATTTGAACCACACCCAGATTTCTTTAAAGAATTAGAAGAAAAAGTGGGAAAAAGAAAAAATGTTTACTTAAATAATTACGGGCTTGGTAATGTGGAAGGAGAATTTGCGTATCAAGATGGCATACAAGGTTTTGAAAAAGGAGAAGCAGATTTTACTTCAGAAAATAAAAGGTTGCCAATAAAAACGCTTGACTGGTATATCAAAGAAAATGATATTAAAAAGATTGATTTTCTGAAAATAGATACAGAAGGATATGATTACAATGTATTATTGGGTGGAATTGAAGCTATAAAAATTACCAGATATATTCAATACGAACATTGGAATAATAAGTGGCAGTTTCATGATTTATTAAATAATGACTTTTGGATGAAGTATATTGGAGGTAGAAATGTTTTATGTCAAAGATAATTGATGTTTGCGCCTATAACGGGGAAAGGGAGCTGTTCGAGATAAGGTATAATATCTTAAAAGATTTCGTTGATGAGTTTCGGGTCTTCGAATTTGATAAAACATTCAGCGGTAATCCAAAAAAGAGTACATTTAATCAACACTGGCATAAGGTAAATCATTATTTCGTTACAGAAGATATTTGGAGTAAGTATAAAGATTTGGCGATCTCAAGCCCAAATACTGATTATGGCAAAGGTGCCAAACATTGGATAACGGAATTCTGCCAGAAAGAAAGCATAAAAGATTTCTTGACAGATCTCAAGGATAAAGATATAATTTATATAGGGGATTGCGATGAAATACCAAATGCAGATATACCTAATTTAGATAAGGAAATCGTAAAGTTAAAATTAGCTGTTTATGCGTATTGGCTTAACAATCGTTCTTCTGAAAAATTTTGGGGGACGATAGTGGGAAAGTATAAAGTTATAAAGAATGAATGCCTAAACCATTTGCGGCAAAATCCGAATATAAAAACATCCTTAGAGCATGGTTGGCATTTTACATCCCTTGCTCCGTATTTGAAACAAAAACTCCAAGATAGCTATACAGAAGAAACTTACGCAACAGAGCAGATATTAAGTAGTTTGGAAAAGAATGTCAGCGAAAATAAGGATTTTTTAGGAAGAGGTTTTGTTTATAGGATAGATGAAGAAGATTGGCCACTATGGTTGATAGAAAATAAAGAAAAGTATAGGTATTTAATGATATAAATGCAAGTTATTGATCTGGAAATATCTAATTTGCGGCCGTACGAGAAAAATGCTCGCCGCCATCCTCAAAAGCAAATAGATGTCCTTGCAAAGAATATAGAGCGTTTTGGCTTTACAACCCCCGTGTTGGTTTCAGAAGATAATGAGGTGATAGCCGGCCATGGCAGATTGCTTGCTCTTAAACAATTAGGCAGAACAGAAGTCCCTTGCGTGAGGATGGAGGGATTGACAAAAGAGGAAATAAAGGCATTGCGTTTGGCGGATAATCAGATAGCTTCGATGGGAGAGTGGGATATGGGGTTGGCTATTGAGGAGTTGAAAGGGCTATCTGATGAGATGTTTGATCTTACGGGATTTGATAAAGATTTGATTATAGGGCCAGACGAGCAAGATGACATAATACCAGAGAACGCCCCGCCAGTGGCTAAATTAGGCGATATTTGGGCATTAGGAAGGCATAGGGTGATGTGTGGCGATAGTATGAAGAAAGAGGATGTAGCGATGTTGATGGGTGATAAGAAAGCGGATATGGTTTTTACAGACCCGCCGTATGGAGTGGATTATCAAAAGAAAACAGAAAATATCGTCAACCAAAGAAAAAATATATTACCTGTCGCAAATGATAATTTAGGAAAAGACGCATTAAAACTTATAGTATTTCCAGCATTTCAAAATATAGCAAATAATCTAAAAAATGGTGGAGTGTATTATATTTGTAGTCCACAAGGAGGAGAATTAGGATTGATGATGATGATGATGATGGATGCGGGAATTGAATGTCGCCATATGATTGTATGGAAAAAAGATAGGGCTGTATTTTCAATGGGGAGGTTAGATTATGACTATCAACACGAACCTATTTTATATGGTTGGCGTGGTTCACATAAGCATATAGGTAATGGACAATATAAAACGAGTGTATGGGATATTCCAAGACCAAGTGCAAGTAAATTACATCCAACAATGAAGCCAGTAGAATTGATGGTAAATGCTATATTAAATAGCACAAAAGAAGAGGACTTAGTAATTGATTATTTTCTAGGCTCAGGCTCAACCCTCATCGCTTGCGAGAAAACCAACAGAATATGCTATGGTATGGAACTTGACCCAAAGTATGTGGATGTAATTATAGAACGATATGAGCAATATACAGGAACAAAAGCCCAGAAAATCTAACGCAGGCAGAAAGTGGTTTGATGGGAAAGACGAAAATGTTGTCGTTCCGAAATTGGAAAGTGTATTTGCTATTGATGGAACAGTAGAAGAAGCTTGCTTTTATGGGGAGATTTCCAAGACTGCGTTTTATAATTACTTAGACAAACATCCTAAATTTCGGGAGAGAATAGAGGAGTTGCGGCAGAAGCCTGTTTTGAAGGCAAGACAAACAGCAGTAAGAGATTTAGAAACTCCTGATGGTGCAAGATGGTATCTTGCTAAAAAGAGAAGAGGAGAGTTTGGGGATAATATGAAGGTGGATGTTGAAATCACCAAGAAAATTATATCTGTAGACGAATAACTTCATAGGCAACAAAGCATAAAAGCGATGCCAAGTTCAGCAATGGATTTGGCATTTTGATTTAGATGGAGGAAGTGACTAAATTTTCAGAACTAAGCAATTTCTTTCCAAAGCAGAAAGAGGCGTTAGAAGCATCAAAGCGTTTTAAGTATGTATTGTTTGGGGGGTCAGTTGGTTCTGGTAAGAGTAGATGGCTTAGATGGGGTATGCTTTACTGGCTGATGAAATTCTATGACAAGTACGACATTAAAGGCATTAGAGCGGGTTTGTTTTGCGAGGATTACCCTTCTTTAAATGATAGGCATCTTTCAAAAATAAAGTATGAGTTCCCAGATTGGCTTGGAACTTTTAATGAAGCAAAGCACGAGTTTACTTTGGCTCCTGAATATGGTTCTGGCGTTGTAACATTCAGAAACTTAGACGATGTCAGCAAATATCTCTCAGTGGAGTTTGCGGTGATAGGCGTAGATGAGATAAACCGGAATAAGAAGCCAATTTTTGATATGCTGAGGTCTCGTTTAAGGTGGCCTGGCATAAAAGACGTGAAGTTTTTGGCGGGGTGTAATCCTATGGGTGAGGCATGGGTAAAGAACATTTGGGTTAAAAGATTATTCCCGCCAGACGAAAAAGAACAATATGAGTTTGTATATGTGCCTGCATTGCCGACGGATAACCCTTATTTGCCTCAAGAGTATTATAAATCTCTTGAAAGTCTGCCGGAAAACCAGCGTAAGGCGTTTTTGGAGGCTAATTGGGATGTTATGGATGAGTCTATGGACGATAAGGGGTACCTACGACTTATAAACGATAGGGAATACCAGTCGGTAATAGTTCATGTAGGAGAGCATTCTGGATACAAAGTATTAGGTATTGACCCTGCGGCGGGTGGGGATAACTCGGCTGTAGTTCTTAAAAGTGGGAATCTTCAAGAGATACTATTCAATCAAAAGTTGCAGAATACTATGGACTTGGTTGGGGTTATTATGGAGAATTACAGGGATAGCAAAGCTGATTTCATAGTTGTAGATAAGACAGGAGTCGGGCAGGGTGTTTATGATAGACTGCGTGATTTAGATTATCCCGTGAGAGGAGTAGCATTTGGTGAAAAAGTAGAAGATGAGATGTTTCAAAACTTAAAAGCAGAGTTGCATTGGAAGGAAAGAAAGTGGCTTTTGTCTGGGGGAAGGCTACTGGCTAATTCCGGTTGGAATGAATTTGAGAATGTGAAGTATCAAAATAAGGATGGCGTGATTAGGATACAGCCTAAAGAAGAATTGNTGAGAGAAGGTTTATCTTCTCCGAATTGCGTTGATGCNGCGGTTTTGACACAGGTTGTTGAAAGTTCTACAATACGTAAAGAGAAGATGATAAAAATGCATGGAGGCCGNCCATTTTANGATGCTATGGAAGAAGTATGGCATGGAGAATCTCCTCAAGTAGAAATATGGAGAGGGTAAGTGAATATAAGGGTGAAGAGCGTAAAGGAGTTTCATCAGAGGGTTTGTGGACAGAACAGGATTTGGCAGTGAAGGCAGAAAATCCTTTGGTAGATGATGCGAAAGGCAAGGCTTTAGTCATTAGAGTATTTGATTTTAAGTTTAATCCGCGCATAAAACAATTAGATATAATTCAAGCTAAGAATAACAAGCAGGATTTTTTCAATGCCCACGCGAAGTATATTAGAGACTTCTTGTGGAAAGATGGATTAAAGATAAGGGAAGACCATGATCCGAAGTTATTATTTAGAAAAGACGGATATAGGATAGCAGTATTATGCGAGGCAAAGCTTGGGGTCAATGTTTTTGAAAAGCCGACCACTTTACAAAATATATTTAGTCGTAAGAAAAAATGAAACCAGCCGATATAGCATCGTATTACGCAGAAAGCAAGCAATTCTTACAGCCTAGGAAGCAGAGGCAAGTAAGACAGCTTGTGTTACTTAACAATCTGCAGAGGGGCGATCAAAATATAGCCTCAACGCTTTTACTAACGCTTTTTAACAGGGTTCTTTCAAACCTATATGATGATAAGCTCCAGATTAAATTTCTACCCTCGCAAGGCATAACGCAGAATCAAATCAATTCATATAATATCCTGGCTCGTTCAGATTATCTGGAGATGGAAAAGGCAAAGATAGATTATGATTGGACATGGGATACTCTCTTTTTTGGCAGGGGATATTGCGAAACTTTGCAGTTCAACAAGAAACAAAAGATTATGGAGCCTCATGTTATTAACCCTTTGGTTTTTGGCTATGATCCGTATTTTGAAGAAGTCCAGAATTGGCGTTATTACTGGAAATGGATTACCAAGAGCAAGTGGGATATAGTCAAACTCATAAAAAAGGGGACGATTACGGGTATTAAGGATGTCAAGCAAATTCCTACAGGCATCGATCCATATTTGTGGGATTATAAAGTTAAAAGAGATGCGGCTAAAAAAGTCACAGCTCCGCCCATAGACACGGTCGCGGGAGATGTTTATCAGATACTTGAGTTTTATGGATATGATGACAAAGGAGATAAGACAGTCTATTGGCTGGACAAGGGTTTGGATAAAATCCTGTATGAGCAGAAACTTGATTTACAAGATGGTGAGGATGAGTCCTCAAAATGGCCCATAGTAGTTAAAGAGGCATTCCGCGAACCACATTCATCTGTAGTTTTCTCACTTGCCGATTTATTAGAAGACAAGCATAGAGCAAAGTCAGTATTGCTCAACCTTGCCTTTATTGCGGCCAAAGACAGGGCAAATCCCATTTATGGATATAATCCAGATAAGGTTAGAGATATAAGTCAGTTTTTCCAGAGGCAGATAAATCAGCATATTCCTATGGATGGCCCGGATGCGGTATGGCCATTGAATACGGAAGACCCGATGTCCGCGGGACTGATACAGTTCATTTCTCTTTTGACGCAAGAGGCTAATGAGCCGGTGGGAACAGGAACAGTGATGCAGCCATTGCCGGGGAAAAAGCAGACTGCAACGGAAGCTGCTATTACGCAGCAGTTGAATGATATGGCTCAATCCCTTCAGTCAAAAGTCATTCAATTCGGAGAATCTGAATTTTGGAGCCATTGGTTTCACCGCTATGCTAGAAATGCCAAAGACCTTAAAACTAAGATAGCGAATATAGTCGGTGTAAAAGGAGTTGAATCAAGGGAAGTAGACTTGAAAGACTTTAACACTGATTTTCCACCAGGTATATTTGTGTATTCGGCAAAAGAAGCCGAGTTTAAGGAGTTAGTAGTGAGAAGAGACATGATGCAGCTATATCCTCAATTAGCCCAGACTATAGGCCTAGAAGGAATGAGAAATTTTAACAAGCATGTGTTCTTCCCGAAGTTTCTTGATGATCCCTCGCTGATAGAGACCATATTCCCCAAGACGCTTGATGAGTTAAGAGCTGAAGAAGAGAATGAAATCCTTGCTAAAGATAATTATGTGCCAACTGGAGAAGGCGATAATCATGAGAATCATTTGTACATTCATAGGGCTATGTTTCCCAAGACGCTTGCTTGCTGGTTTCATATAGCCGAGCATGAGGAGCGATTGGCTGGACAGAAAAAAAGTGATATGATGCAAGAACAGCAAGCGCGACAGCAAATGCTTCAGCAAGGATTACAGAAGCAACTCAAGGTCGGCGCGGAGAGAAGGTCGCCTGAAGCTGCGGCCTCACCGCTTAAGACTGAATTACAAAAAACAAATCAACAAACAGTATGAGAAATTATTCACCAGAACTGCCCAGAGATAAGAATGATGAACCAAAGCATGATTACCCGCCTGCGAAATTAGCACTTGTAAGAACTACGAAAGAAAATGCTTCCGCTTCTTCTATTCTATTGCTGGGACATGATACGACTGAACTTGAGGTTGCCGCTGTTAATCAACATGTAGCGATGAAGTGGTTGAGTCAGGCAACAGTAAATTCTTCGGTTGCAGGTACAAGTGTTTTGACTGCTGTCGCAACGGGAAACTGGGATCATATAGTGCAAGTAAACACCGTTAGGAGATTCGTTGTTCCTATCGCGACAAATCCCCAAACAGGAAGTATCCAAGGAATAAACAGGGAGTTAGGGTTGTATCCCGCAGTTGCTTATAAGACATTTGCGGGGAATGGAAGTGTTTTAACGGCAGAGTTCTAATGGACTTCAATCAAGACGAGTTAGAGTTACTGAGATTGATAAGTGAGCTAAAACCGTATGATGTTATGCAGATAGCAATCAACCAGAATGGTACAAGAATGTCTGTGACTATTAAAAATAACGCTCAGATATCCAAAGAGTTCAGAATAACTCATAGAATTATGCAGTTTATTCCAGTTGCCTCCGTGTTGGGCAAAGTTTTTGCTTGACAAGCAAGTAAGAAAGGTTAAAATAAAAATAGGCGAGAAAGCCATAAGCGACGCCAAATTCTTTCAAGAACTTGGCGTTTTCAATTATATGCCAATGACAAAAAAGGGGGAGAAGATAATGCACGCTATGATGAAAGAATATGGTAGTAAGAAGGGGAAAAAGGTATTTTATGCAAGTGAGAATAAGGGAACGATTAAAGGAGTTGCAAAACATCGTAGGCTGAAAAAAGCAGTTAAACGAGCATTCGCTTAATGCCAAAAGAAGTTATACCAAAGCTGTCGCGGCATTAACTAAAGGGTCGAAAGATAAAATTAACTAAGTTAAAACAATGGCAATAAGATTACCTTTAACGACATTGTTAGATGTCAACAACAGCACAGTAAATGCTACTGGGCCTGCTTCTACGGCTGGCGGAGTTGCCAATGCTTTTCTTATTCCGCAGGATTGCGACAACATTGTGGTCAAATTCACGGCTTCCGTAATGGCAGGCGGAGCTTCGGCGGTATTGCAGACTTCAGATGATGGAGGCGCTACCTGGTATGATGTGGCAAGGACAAGCATTGTCTCAAACGCCAATGCGACAAATGCACAATGGCTCTCTACTCCAGTTATAGGAATTGGTGTTAGAACTGGAGTTGTCATACCATCTGTGGTAGCTACCGGCAGCGTTCAAAGTTTCGGAAGTGTATATGGAGCGATTGGGCAGTCTCCTGCTTCAGGATTAGGACAGCTTGAGGTATCTGGTCTTCCGATTCTCGGCCGTAATGCGAGGATTTTCCTTCGTTACACAGCCGCGGTTACTAGCATTATCTCAGAGAGAGTAACGGTCATGGCTAATAGTCAGTCAGCAACTTCTTAATGAACAACTCAAAACTTATTGAGAATTTCTTGGAAGAAGAGAATCAGATAGATAACACTCCACTACTCAGAAAAAGATTGGAAGAGCTGACAGAAATTATTGAAGCGATAGATGCGGTTAGCCAGTCCAACTACTACAGACTTCTTGAAGAAAAGGTGTTTAAGGATTCGTTGAACTCTTTTGTTAATCAGCTATGCAATGAAAAAGATAATCAAAAAGTAGCTTGGTTGCAGGGAGCGATAGCGATAATCTCAAAATATGCCGATTTCAGGAAGTTTAGCGAAGCATATAGATTGGAGCTAGAGAGAATCAAACAGCAATTAAAGGGTCGAGAAAAACAATAAGTTCTTACCATGAAAAACAAAAACCCGGGGACGGTGCCTCAAAGTGCTCCTGAACCAGGACCGACTATACCACCAAGCGCGCGGGTGGTGATAGAACCGATGATGATTGAAAGGCAAGGGTCAAAAACAGTGCCTGTTACGAGGAGATGGCCTCAAGTTCGTGGCGGTATCTGTGAATGGTGCGGAGTAATGGACAAGAATGTTCCCTCCGAACATCAGTATAAGTTGTGCCCGCACTTCAGAGAAATTGGGCAGTTGAGATGTTCTTACTGCGATGAGACTAAGAATCCTGATGATGTCATATATCACAGTGTTCTCAACATCGCGGCGCATCCAGACAATCCGAATAAACTGATAGTATGGTGCAACTCATACAACTGCTCGCGTGCCCACGAGAAGCGTTTTACGGCTTCTCAAACATAACTCGTTTATTGGGATAGTCACCTGATAGGCGATGAAATTAACAACTGATTCTTGGTGTGAGATTCGCCTCTCTCACTAATGTAAATAAAATGGCTGACGAAAACATAGAAGTAACTTCAGAGGAAGATTCAGAAGACATCGATGTAGATTTAGATGAAACTTCTGATAACAAGGTCGAGAAAAGAATCAAAGAACTTTCAAAAAAGGTTAAGCTGACTTCCCAGGAGCGGGATGAACTCATAAAGACAAAGCAAAAGCTTGAAGTCGAACGAGATTCCGCTAAAAAGGAAGTTGAGTTCTACTCTTCTTTCTCGAACGCAACCGATAAATATCCTGGGGCCAAAGATTTCAAGGAGAAGATTAAAGAGAAAGTGTTGGCTGGATATACGGTTGAGGATGCCACAGTAGCCGTTCTGGCTAGTGAAGGCAAACTGACTACTCCAACGGAAACGGAGAATGTTGCCGGAGGATCGGCTACTAATCCGCCTTCTGAAGGAGGGCCAAAACCGCTTGAAGAGATGACGCGCGAAGAAAAACGCGAAGAAGTTCTGAAAGCGGTGGAAAGAGGAGACATCAGTGTATAACCTTACAAGAGAAAGTTCTTTAACAATACAATGCCAGTAACAGTAAGAGGAACAGGATGGGGTGGAGCTTCAGCCGACACATCTGCATTGCTGATTTCCTATATCCGGGATGAAATCCGAGTATTGGAGCCGCAATTACAGTACGCGAGGTTGGGAGTCCGCAGAGATTCTCCGAAAGGATATGATAGAATTCTGTTTCCGCAGACCAATCAGCTTCCAGTACAGATTAACGTTTCTATCGAGGGAGCTTTGGGAGGTTCTGTATTCGGTGCAGGAGCGTCTATCCAAGGTGGAGCGGCTGCGACAGCAAGAGGATTCCCAGTATCATCCACAGAAGGTGTGGCGGCTATCACAGAAGGTACGAATCCTTCAGCTATCACTTGGGGTTCTACCAGCTATTCAACCGGCCCATACCAATGGGGGATACTCGTTCAGGTTTCCGATTTGCTTGTCCATAACTCGGCTATCGAGGTTGTTGACGGTTGCGTAACGCAAGTTCGCAACTCTTTGGCTCGTTTGGTGGACACGGCTATTCAAACAGTGGTGAATGCTGGGACAAATGGCGTCATTTACGCAGGCAATAAGACTACGCGGGCCGGTTTGGCCGCGGGTGACTTGTTGACTCAGGCGGAGATGAACAAGGCCTACCGAAACCTCGCGGCTTCAAACGCTGCTGGGCTTCGTCCGTATGAAGGCAAATACTATGTTGCAGTTATTCATCCGTTTGCGGAATCTGACTTGATGTCGAATACAGCTTCTGGCTCTTTCAACGACGTAGGTCGTTACACTTCGGTGGACGACTTGCGAGCTGGAGCTTTGGGTGATTTCAGGGGCGTTCGCTATCTGAGGTCAGCTTGGCAGAACTACTTTAACTCAACAGTAAATGTCTTCCCAACAACCATGTTGGGCGAGTCATCGTTCGGTTGGGGGTTCTTCCAACAGCCAGAGCCTATTCTCGTGACCACGCCTGACTCTAACAACCCATTGAATCTTTACACCTCAATTGGTGGAAAGGTTACATTGGGTGTTACGAGATTCGAGGATGCGGTTGCGATATATCGCATTGTTCGCGTTGAGAGCGCAGTATCAAGCTAACAATTTGTTTCTTGACGGCAAGTCCCTTCATGGGGACTTCCGTGAAGACACAAAATTATGCCAGCAGCAGTCAGTGATATTCTAACTTTCGCTAGAACTCAAGCTAAGACAGATTCAAATGGCTTAACCAATGCCAATGGAATTATCTTTGCCAATGAAGCCCAAGCTGATTTCCATCGTAAACTCATAAACAAAGGGATAGACGCTTCTCAACTACAGGAAGCTTACAGAGACGGAACAGTTAATGTAGGAACATATCTCTATCCGACAGATATGTTTTTTTTGAAGGCAATAGAGTTAAATTACGCTGATACAAACGCGCAAAATTACAAAAGGGCTCAACAGGTTGATGTTTCAAATCTTGAGGGCAATGTGTCATTTGGCTGGTTAAGAAAGAACGCAAGCAAAGACAATCCGTATTTTGATGATAGGGGAGATTGGTACGAGATATTCCCTACTTTTACTTCTTCAGATAATATTTCGCAGGTTATACGGCTATTCTATTTCTTGAAACCCATTGATTATACGGCTGTTGCGGATACTGTAACTTATCCTGCTTCTCTTGATTATAGAATTCTAGGCTGGAGGGTGGCGGCGAGCCATCTGTATTCTTTGGGGAAAATTTCACAAGGAGACGCTTTTAATTTGAAGTATGAAGAACGGATAAGTGAGATTACTGCTACTTTAGGTCGTGGATCCCAGCAGCCCATACAATCGAGCAACATAAATTTGACGGGGTATGAATTCTGATGCCTTATACGAATATCGCAAAACCAACGGGGGCTAATTACACAAATGTTGAACCTGCGGGAAAAGAGCCGTATGACGACTTAGACATTACATACGACGACGCAAATGCCTTTTATGACGGGATTGACCAAGCGGCCTACACAAATATCGCAAAGCCAGTTGGCAGTGTTTATACAAAAATCGCAAAACCCGTATGAGTAATTTCCCCTCTACTTTAAGCACAATATCCGATCCGACAGCTACGAATAGACTGAATTCACCTTCGCACTCTTCAATAGAGACTGCGCAGAATGACGCTGTAAAGAAGCTTGAAACTTTTGTTGGCACTCTTTCTTCGGCGCAAGGCACTTTAATGTACGATGTTCGCGCCGCAGCTTCAGATGGAGGGGGACATGTTCAAGCAGCAAACAAAGGAGGAACAGGACAGACTGCGTATACCAAGGGAGATATTCTTGTGGCTCAAAGTTCTTCTGTTTTGAGCAAACTAGCTGTAGGAGCGAATAACCAGCTTTTAGTAGCAGACAATACTCAAGACGTAGGAATAAAGTGGACGGATACGGCAGTTGGAAGAGTAGCGACGAAACATATTTCAATAAATACTGTATCTGTAGCAGATGGTGTGATAACAAGCGTAATGTCGGTAAATATCCCTGGGAGCACACTTGGCACTCAAGGTGTGATAAGAGCGATAATACCATTAAGAACTGTTGCCGTTATGAGTAGGAGTGGCGGCGGAGATATTGGACGAATACAAGCAAGAGCGCAATATGGAAATTCCTCTACATTGGTGGCATTTTTAGCTCGACAACAAACAACTGGGACGGTTGTTCCAAGTTTTGCTGGAGAGTGTATTGTAGAGATAATTTCTGCGAGTATTGCTAGCTCGCAAAGGTTAATTTTTCGTGGATTAGTGAAGCAAGATGAGATATTCAATGGTTCTATACAATCTTTTTATAGGTCTTCTATATTAGCAGAGGAAAGTTCGAGTACATTAGCTTTAACTGTTAGTTTTGAAAATCTTACTGGTTTTGATACATCTTCTGCTTTAGGTGTAATTACAGATGGTTATGTAGTTGAAAAAATATAATGGCTACAAAAGTTATAACAAATTTCAGCGGCCGATTGACGAGATACGAAAAAGGGGACATGAACTCCGGTTTTGCCAAATACTCCAAAACTTATGGAAACGATCCGTTTTCAGACCCTGGGAATCTTACTTGGCTTGAACAACCTAATAGGATTGACTCTGGAGAATCAGTTATTACGGACTTGATAATGGCCGCCCGTCCCCGTTTAGAGTCGGGGGTAACGTATGTGTATGCTATTGGCCATACAGGAAGGCTTTATAAAATTCAGGTTAATAATCCCTCTACTTTTAATCCTGATTTTGATAACCCTGTTTTATTGGCCACATTAACGGCTCAATCGCCGACTTTCAAATATGGCGCGTCAATCCAATTTTATGGCTCGACTGAGAAGATATTTATTGGGCATGACAGGGGAGTAACTAAAATCAACTTTGATGGAACTTCAGAAACATTTGTAGGGACTCAATCTTCTTACACTTCAAGCATTCCAAGACCATCGGTTCAATTTGCAGGTAAGTTATACTTTGGAAATGGAACTAATCTCGTAGAAATTGACTCTACCGAATTAGTTATCTCTTATTCAAAAATCTCTCCAGCGTTTCCTTCGGGGACACAAGTAAGAGACATAGATGTTTCTCCAGATGGCAACTATATTCAAATAGTCGTAAGCAGGGTTTCCCAAGCAGATATGACAGTTATTACTCAAGATACGGCTTCTTTATCTTCTGCTGACTCTTACTTTATGTATTGGAATGGAACTGATGCAGGCATTACTTCGTATAATCCATACAATGCGTATTCACTGAATGCTAATACTTCGTTTGGACCTTACTCATACACTCTGGGGTACGACTTGGGCGGCGCGGCATTATATTCCGCCAGACAAAAGATTATTTCTCTACCCAATTCTGTTTCGCCTAACTTTGGTGCGATGTTTTCGACTGGCAATCTTATGGGATTTGCCGCTCCTGAACAGGATTCTGCCGTGTTGAAGGGTTCTTTGCTGGTTTATGGACAACATGACAGCGAGATTCCAACGGGTTTATTCAGGTTGTTTCGAATTTCAGCCGCGACTCAAACCGATATTCAGCAGATACCCGTCTGCTTGATAGTTTCAAATCTTTTTTATGGAGCTTCTTCGGCGGGATATACAGATAATAAAGTGGGTTCAGCCAAGATTTATTTCTCGACTTTGGAAACTGATTCTGGCCCAACTACTAAATACAAACTTTATAAGTTTACCACTGTTCCTACGGGTTCAGGAACTGCCATTGCTGGAGTATATGAAACACAAACTGAATTATTTTCTCAAAAAGTTGCGATAAAAGAAGTGAGATTATACATGAAACCTTTGATATCGAATAATGAGTTTGATGTAGACCTTATAGGTTCTGACGGAAACTCAATAGCAAACTCGAACAAGAGCTTTGAGGTGGGGAATAACGTAACCGTGGGAGACGATTTGGTGAGATATTCCCCTGATACAGAGGAGACGTACGCGCTTGGATTGAGGATTACGAACGTAGGAACGAAGAATTGGGTTTTGAAGAAGGTTGAAATAGATTACGAATTTGTCCAATCTTAATGCCAGAAGAAATAGGGAAAACTAAAGAACTAAAGCCAGAACTTGATAGACAAGCAGTATTAGGAGTTATTAGGGAATACATGCAGTCTGAAGCTTTTACCGATAGAAAAGTGACTGATAATCCAACGGATGCCTTATCTGTAGTGAATAGAAAGTACGTTACTCTAAATGGAACAACCGCTAATAGGCCGACTGGAAGCGTCACGGGACAAATGTATTTAGATACTACTATTGGAAGACCAGTATTTTGGAATGGTTCAACATTTATTGATGCCGCAGGATCGGTGAGTTAAATATATGGCAACATTGAGTCAAATTAGTCAAGGACTAGCTCAAGCGAAGGCGCAGGCAGAATCAATCGCCTCAAAAGTGGGGACTTTGGCACAAGCGGAAAAAGCTGGTTTATCTGTGGGTTCTCAAACTACCGTACAGCAAGCGCAACAGTTTCTTGGTTCTAAAGCCCATGATCCATTCCCAGGACAGCCAGGGTATAATTCTTTATCTGGAACTCGTGCTGGACAAACAGCTATTCCTCAAGTAGCTGCTCCGCAACCAATAGAAGAACAGCAACCAGTAGAACAAGAAACGATAAAACCAGTGGCAGCTCCTTTGCCTATAAGCAATATCGCTCCTACCCAAACGACGCCTGCTCAATACGCTGGGGGAGGGCTTACTGACCCTTTGCCAGGGCAGGCTGGGTATCACACGTTAAGTGGCACTCCTTCTTTTGACGCTACAAGATTTCAAACAGGATTTCAGGCAGCTAAGGACGCGGGAATTCAAACTCCTGATACGCTGGAAGGGGTAGCGCAGGTTATTGGGCAATACACTCCTCCAGTTGAAAAGCCGGATCAGATGCAGAACTTTATCTCAGCAGATCCGTTTCTGGGAAGCGTGGTATTGGCTTTTCAGCAATACATGGGAGAGCAGAATCAGCGCGTCAGTTTAATTGAAGAATACAAAAGCCTTCTTAAGGAGTCTGGTGTTCAGGAACTTGATACAGAACTTTTGAATATGAAGCAGGTTATTGAGGGCACGGAGGATGATATTCGTAATGAAGTGCTTAAAGCAGGAGGTTTTGCAACGGACAGTCAAGTTTTGGCTCTTACGAACTCTCGTAATAAACAATTGATAAAGAACTACAACGCTTTGCTTGAAACGAGGAATACGAAAGAGAAGTACCTCGATACGATGTTGAATTTGACTGCTCAAGATAGACAGGAAGCAAATCAGCGTTTTGAAACTATGATGAACTTTGGTTTTAAGATAGCAGATTACAAACAAAAAATGCAGACTAATGCCGTGGCTTCTTTGGATAGGATAGTTAAAGCGGTTGACTGGGACGGACTTTGGAACGCCGCTCAAGGCGATCCTTATACACAGGGATTGATTGAAAAAACTTATGGCTTTCCTTCTGGTGGTTTTAGACAGGCAGCTTTAAGGGCTGGTGAAGAAAGAGCATTTGAAATGCAAGAAAGAGAGTTAGGCCTCGAGGTAAAAAGGGAACAAATACTTACCGAGCAGGCTCAAAGAGCTGAGATATACAATGAAATTTCTGGAAAGACTACGCAAGATCCTGTGGAGATACTTGCCTTTGCGCAGCAGTATGCTTCTACTGGTATGATTCCAACTGGAATGCCTAAAGGAACGTTTGGATTTGTCTCTCAGGCTGGAAAAGCCCTTCCAAAACCAGCAGGAACTTTCGTTGATACCATCACAGGAGTGAAGTCGAGCAGGATTTCTTCGACACAAGAAGATGCAATGTCCTCTTTGTACGATATTACAAAGAAAATAGGTATTCTAAATACAGAGTGGGAAAAAGTTTCTTCTGGCAAGCTACAAGCAGGTATTACTGGAGGATTGATAGGAAAAGTGTTTGGCGCACGAGAACAAACAAACTACTTAGCAACTAGAAAAGAAATAGTTGATCTTCTTGCTCGTGCTAGAACGGGAGCTGTTATCACTAAAGAAGAGGAAGAGTTCTATAGTTCTATGCTGCCAGGGAGATTTACTAAACCATTGGGTATATTTGGTGCTTCTGGGAAAGATAAAATAAACAAGTTCGAACAAAATATGAACTCTATATTGGATTCAAAGGCGAAAGCACTTGGAGTATCTATCTATGGCTATTCTAAGGTAAATGTAGGAGGACAAGACTATACTGTCGGAGATATTGTACAAAATGAAGATGGGATAACTGGGCGAATTCTCCCGGATGGAAGCGTATTTTATTCTGAATAATATGCCTATAATATCAGGAGAACAATTTTTTAGAGGAAAGCCCGGAACAATAGTTCAATCTGTCCCAGAGGCATTTCCTGTTGAAGAAGAACAGCCAGGTTATCTTGAGCGTGTTGGTACTGGTCTTAAAGAAACCTTTACTGGGTTGAAAGAAGATATACAAACCCAGCAGAGTGTTTTCGCTGGGGCAAAGCCAAGGCCATCGGGTGCTCCTGTTGAGCAGGTTGAGGCTTCTCTTCGTGGTGGGGTGAGAACTGTAGGAGCTTTAGCTGAAGCTGCATTTACGCCCCTATTGGAAGCTCCAGGAATTAAGCAAGCTACGGAGTTTGTCGGAAGTAAGCTGGCAGGAACGGAACCTATGCAAAAGTACGCGGAATGGTCTCAGAAATATCCTGAAGCTTCTAAAGACATTGAGAATGTTTTGGATATATCTGGGATATTTGGAGCAACTAAAGGTGTTCAAGCAGGAATCAAAACAGGTATTAAAGGAGCGAAAACTGGTATTGCGGGAGCTAAGGCGGGAGTTCAAACAGGAAAACAATTGATGGGCAGAGGGCAAAAAGCTTTAGGCCCTCCACCGCCTACTCCTCAACAAGCCATAGGGCAAGTTCTGCAAGGGAAACCTAGGGATATAGTTTCGGGAGCTAAGGCCTTCAAGGCTTTAGATACGACTGGGGTTAAAACGTATGGTGAGCTTTCTGGCAAAATCAATGAATCAATTGTAGGTTTGTCCAAAAAAGTGGACGAGGTTTTAGATAATACTACATCCATTGGATTAGAAGAGTTGAAACTAACTGGTAAAACTGCTGCTGGTAAAGCTGTGAGCGTTGATTATGTGAGCAGAGCATTGGAACATCTCAAAGAACTTTATACATCCATAGGAGACGATGTTGCTCTTCAGAATATGGATGACATTTTGACTAAAGCTAAAACACAAGGGCTTACTCGGTTAGAAGTAAATAACCTGTCTCGGCAATATGGAATTGAATTTGGAGAAAAGGCGTTTAGTAAAATTGGAGAACCCCGAACTTCGGTGAATGCAGTTAAGTTTGAAAATACGAGGAGTGCCTTGAAAACTATAGCTCGTCAAGGATTAAGCGGCAAAATAGCCCAAGAAATGGATAAATCAATTAGTTCTTTGTATAGAGTTAAAGATTTGGTTAGAAAGAATACTGAAGCAGTCAATAAATTGCAACAAAGAATCCAAGAAAGAGGCCTAGTTGAGAAGTTTGGCTATAAAGCAGCCAAAACTTTAGATGTTTTGACTGGTGGTGGTATTAGAGGGATTGTGGGTGGTTTATTGCCGAGAGGAGTGGGGTATAAGGTAATGAATGCTTTGGATTTAGAGCAAGTATTGCAACGGAACTTAGACATTATTCAAAAAGCCCTGAAAGCAGGAGATAAGGAATTACTTGAAATTATTAAGAGAACCGATCGTCCCAATCCTTAAAAATATACTTGGATAACAAATAGCCAGTTAAGGATAGCGTCCAACCAATTATGATAATCCAAAGAATAAATCCTAGCATATAATCATTATGGCACAAGAGGAAATACAAGTCAATAGTCAAGACAAAACAGGCGAAATGACTCCTGATGAAGCCGCGGCAGCTTTGGCTTTTGCTANTAGTCTTTCCCAACAGCTCCTCAAGCAAGAAAACGCCCCAGAAACCCCTTCAGATTCGCCACAGAGCGTTTTAGGGGAGGTAGAGCCAGAGAAAAGGCCAGAAGTTGATATAGAAGCCAAAATAGAGGAATTAAGAAAGGAAATGCGGGATATGGTGAAAGAAGAAGTGTCAAGTATAAAAGAGAGCATACAAAGTGCTCTTGAAGAAGACGATGGCGAACAAGACAAAACTTAGAAAAATACTTGCCGGAATGTCCAATAAGGAGTCTGGCTTAGATGTGGCTTTCAAATCCGTGGAAAAAGAGATGGCGAGAGTGGCAGATAAAATGAGGGAGGAAGCGGAGACAAAGACAGTCGCAATGGCAAAGAAACGCATAGCTGAAATTAAGAAAGAGATTCAGTCTATTTTCAGCACGATCGATGCCTTAAAAGAAGAACTAAAAAAGAGCGAGAGTGGTTTGGCAGATACCTTGAACAAAAGGCTGGACGCTCTTAGATCGGCAATGGTAGAACAAAGGAGCGCGAGCTTGGAAAGATTGGGAATGTTGTCCGCTGAAATGGAAGACTTAAGGGGAGATATACAGGATATTTCAAAGCGTAAAGTAGAAATCCCAAACTTTGAAAAGCAAATAAAGGATGCTGAAAATGAGTTAAAGAAATTGGTTTCTGATTTAAAGGTAGAATCGAGCGACAAAACAGAGGAAATCCTAATAGAAACCAAAGAGACTGTTGGATTGTTGGAGGAGGAGATAAAGAAATTGCGGAGGGATACCATGTCTGCTATAGGCAGGGGNGGGAATATGAACCGCAATATCTTAGTGGGGAATAATCCTTCTACACTTGGAAGATATACCGACTTGAATATAAAGGCAGGTTCTAATGTAACTCTTTCTTACAGTGATAACGATAACTTAAAGACCACGGACTTGACTATTGCCGCAACAGGTGGTGCTGGCACTAATCGCAATATATCCACTGTAAACGTTTCTTCGGTAATAGCGGCAGTTGCATCTACAGATTATGTGATTATAGCAGGGGATGGAATAAAGCTTACATTGCCAACGGCAGTGGGCAATGAAAACCTATATACGATAAAGAATAAAGCAGCAAGTAGTGTTTTGGTGGGAGCAGATGGCTCTGAAACAATTGACGGAGCAGGCACGGCTTTGATGAAAACACAATATACGGCGATAGATTTGATAAGCGATAATGCCAATTGGCATGTAACATGACGCGAATCATTAAATTCTTACAAACATTTATATTTCAAGGAATTGCTTTCGAAATTCCAGAAGAAGTACCAGAGGAAGGAAAGAAACATGCTGTTATCAGTTTGAATAAGCCAGAAATGGTGTTGGAGAAGTGGAATGGCGAGGTGAGGCTTGGCATTTCCTACCCTGGTGGAATGGGAAGGCTTATCAAGAACGGCGTTGAATGGGTCATGGCGGGAGCATATAGAAGAGATGAAAAAACATTTGAGTTTGAGGCTATTTTACAAGAAAAGCCCTTGAGCAATGTTTTTAATTTTCAACTTACAGGAACAGAAAACCTGAACTTCTTCTACCAGCCAGCACTTACCCAGCAAGAAATAGACGAAGGAGCCGAACGCCCCGAAAACGTGGTAGGAAGTTACGCTGTATATCACAAGACGAAAGCAAATCATCGAATAGGTAGCACAAACTACGTCACAGGCAAGGCGTTTCATATTTACCGCCCGAAAGCTATTGACGCAAACGGGATGGAAGAATGGGCAGAGTTGAATTACTTGAATGGAGTATTGAGCGTAACCGTCCCGCAGAAGTTTCTTGATGAGGCAGTGTATCCTGTGAGGATAGACCCGACGTTTGGATATACGACATTAGGAGGAACAACTGTTAACATTGTCAACGATTTAGAGGGAACGAAGTTTGCATCAACTGAAGCAGGAACACTAACCAAGATGACTGCTGCTGCTCTTGAGAATGATACTGGAACCAGGGTTGCTAAAACAGCTATTTACAATGTCGACAACACCTTTCTTGGGGGAACCACCGAAACTATAATTGATGGGGCAGGAGCTGCATTCTATGATTTCACTTTTAGTTCACCACCATCAATTTCTGCCGCAACTTATTGGTTGCTAATATACGGAGAAAATGCTGGGACGACAATGAGTGCGGTGTATGATACCGATACCAGCGTCGTTGGGTCAGCAATGAATGAAGCAGGCTATCCTACTTTTCCAGACCCGTATGTTCCGTCGGCTGATAATGACCGAAAATATTCCATCTACGCCACCTACACCACAAGCGAAGTAAGTAACGAATGGTGTATAGCTTTCAAATAAATATATGGCATATCAACCAATACACAATCCGCAGTCAGTAATAGGTTCGGTCTTTACCTATCCACAGGCTAATCAATCAGTTAGTGGAACTGTCGGTTCTTCTATTATAGGCCAGCTTCCGGCCGGTACTGCTCCTATTGGCTCGGTAGTTACTCTTCAAGGTACCAATCCATGGGTTATAATAGGTTCCATACAAGGAGACTTATCGGCGACCGTTTCTTCCGCCTCTGTGGTTCAACAGGGAACATGGAGAACATCTGTTATATCTAGTACCCCTTCCTCAATGCTAACGGGGGCTTCTATCTTCGGTCAACTTCCTGGGGGGACTGCCACATTAGGTTCTATTACTGCTATTCAGGGAACAAATCCCTATATATTTACGGGTTCTGTACAGGGCGCGGTTTCTGTGCTTGGACACGCTCCTGTAGTTATTGTTGGCGGCTCTGTGGCAACCGTAACCACGAATTCTTCGGTGATGCTTTTGAACGGAGCAAATGTAATTGGTTCCGTAACTACGTTGCAAGGCACAAATCCGTGGGTGATTACTGGTTCCATTCAGGGAAATCTAAGCGCGACCGTTTCTTCTGCTTCTGTAGTGCAAGAGGGTACTTGGAGAGTTTCTGTGCTTAGTTCTACCCCTTCCTCTATGTTAGTGGGAGCAAGTATTATTGGCCTTACCCCTGTAAATGTTGCAAATTTCCCCGCAGTTCAAAACGTAGCATTCAATAACTCTTCTATCGTTTCCTACCAATTGGCTGGTTCTGTATTGGCCACATCAGCTACAGTCACCCCTGCCGCTAATCAAAGCGTATCAGGAACAGTAGATGTCGCGCAGATAGGAACTCACCGAGTGTCTGTTATATCTTCGACTCCTTCTTCCATGCTGGTTGGAGCTTCTGTATTTGGAAATGTGGGAATATCAGGAATTCCCGACGTGAACACAGCAGGAAGCGTTGTAGCATTCCAATCAAATCCAAGCGTTTTCCAAGTCCTTGCGGGACTTATGTCTACTAACGCTTCAATTATCACCGCAGGAGGAACTACGGGCAATTCTTCTGTTCAGGTCCTTAACTTCCCGACTACACAAAATGTTAGCGGTTCGGTTGTAGCTTCTGGAACAATTACGGCGGATCAAGGTATAGGATTTGGTTCGGTAGCTGCACATATTAAATCTGGCTCAATAGTAGCCGTGTTGGGCGGCAATACTTCCGTAATATCTGCCAATCCACAATCTTCTATTATCTCATGGAACGCTCCGAGAGCTTCTTGGGTATCGGGAATTGCTGACTTGAGAAGTAATACAGGAGCTTCTGTAGCTGTTATTGGAGGGCAAGGAGGTGCGATAGCCACTTATATTACAGGAGTGCAAGTTGCAAACTATGGGCCATCTTCAGTATTGGTTACATTAGCAGGAAGTCCAGCCGGTGGTTCAATTCTTGGATATACGATAGCTCCAGCGGGCGGAGGTTCTAATGTAGTTTATCCGAATGCTCTAAAAACTGGAGGCAACCAGCCATTTACTGCTTCAATAAATACCGTAGCTTCAGTTTTAATTTCTGCACAAGGATTTACAGTTTAGTAAGTAGAATAGTACTCCACATAAAATGCAGGCGATCATTGACGAAAAAACGAGAGTGATAAAAGAATTGTCTGCGGGAACACCAGAACTTGCGGTAGGAGAAAAAGCCGTTGAGGTTCCGAGAATGGACATTAACCCTCTTCCATCTGTTTCATTTTGGAAGCTGGACGAGAATAACAAAAAAGTGCCTGCAACCGTAGAGGATATTCAAACTGCTGGCCTGGAAGGAAAAACTCCCTTGAAATGGCTCCATTCCTACGAAACTTTGCTATTTGACACGCCTTCTGGAGATATGGAAGAAGCATATTACGCCCAAGATGAGGAAAAAAGCGTAGTATATTGCAGGTTGTCTTCCAATAGCAAAGAGGAAAACAATTTTGATGTTATTCCTGTTAGCAAATTGGAGAAATTCCAGGTAAATACTGCTCTGCTCACTCCTTGTAAAGTTATAGGAAAGGCATATTACCACGAATTTGCGTATCCCAACGGGTTGAAAAAACGCGTCAAGACAAATCAGCAGGAGTATTGGGACATCGGAAATAACGCAGATTATCCTAATCCGTATATGGTGATTTGATATGGCAATAGCATTTGACAATGCCAACTCCAGTAAAGTAACGGGAGCGAGCAGTATCACCTTTTCCAAGACGAATACGGGAAGCAACCTCATACTCGCAGTTGGTGTTGCGATTACGGATGCCACTCTTGCGGACAGAACGGTGAGTGGAATTACCTACAATGCGGTGGCTCTTACCAAGATACGGTCAGACGACGATACGAACGCTCCCGCAGGAAGGGCGGAATTGTGGTATCTTGT